AAAACTACATCTAAACCTGTTACAGAGTTTATAAAGAGTGCTTACAGATATAATTATCACAGACAAGCTGCGTTTTATTTAGACGGATTTGGTGCAAAGGAATTTATGTTTATAGTTATAGAGACACAAGCACCTTTCCAAGTTGGTATATTTAGATGTACTGACAACTTTATTGAGCAAGGTCGAGAGGAGTACATCTCGTTATTAGAATTGTACAAAGAACCTAAAAATAAAAATATAATATTTGGAGAATTATGAAATCAAAAATAACTCAAAGAGGAAAATTAAAGTTAAACAGATGTTTGCCTGTAGTATGTGCATTTTTTGCTGTAACACCTCGTGATATTTTAAGTAAATCAAGGAAAAACAATATAATTGTTGCAAGACACGCACTAAGATATTACTTAGCTAAAGGAGGAGAATTATTGTTTGCAGAAATAGGTTCTTTAACTAATGGTGATCATTCTAGTGTATCACATTCTATAAATAAATTTAAAGTTTTTAGTGATACTGATTATAAATACAAGCAATTTTTAGCTCATATAAATGGTGACCCATTTAAGTTTGAGAATAGTATAACAAGATTAGACGAACAATTACGAAAAACTGAAACTTATAATACTTTACCTTTAGGTGCTAAAATAGATTTTTTAAAAAACTTTATTGAACACAATGGATATTAACAGAATAGATGTTTGTCACGAAACAATTATTGAAGATACTGTGGAGTCTTTTATAGTTTCTATAGAAGATATAAATGGTGTAGAAGCACAAACTAGAGTACATTTAAATTACAAAGAAGAAGAGAGTGATTTAGTAGATTTATGTGTATTAGAAATTATTAAAAATGATAAATTAAAAGACTTTTTTTTTAAGGTAGTTGACCTGTACTATGAACAGGATTTATAAATAATAAATAATTACATAATGAGTGAATTAAAATTAAGTGGTGAGATTGTTTCAGTCTCTGAAATCCAACACGGAACTTCTAAATCTGGAAACGAATGGAAGAAGTTAGGATTTTCTGTCACAACTGGCGGTGATTATCCTAAAACCTGTTACTTTACTGTATTTGGTCAAGAAAAGGTAGACAACTTTATGAAGTACAATAAGGTTGGGCAAAGCGTTGATGTGTTTTTTAATGTGGAATCAAGAGAATACAATCAACGATGGTACACCGATCTAAATGCTTGGAAGGTGTTTACTGTCAAAGAAGGTGAACCAACCCCTACATCAGTTGTTGAGGATGATTTACCGTTTTAAATAATTAAATGAGGCAAAGGTAACTAGCAGTCAAACCTTTACAATCTCTTACTGCTAATCTATTGATACAAACAAATAAGAGAGCCTCTTTTTAAATTAAACTTAATGGCTAAAAAGAAAAAATTTAATGATATTTTTGAGATGGTTTTTGGATTTAGTTATCCTGTAGTATATCACTATAAAAATAAATATTTTAGAAAAACATATTCACCAAAAAAACCAAATCAAAATATTACTTTACACAAATAACCAAACCAAACTTATATGACTATGGCTAAAAGATTTACTGACACAACTAAATGGAACGAGGATTGGTTTCTTGACCTTTCTATTTCTAATAAATTATTTTGGATTTACATTTGCGATAACGCCGATCACGCAGGTATATTTAAACCAAACAAAAGAATGTTTGAGTTACTTGTTGGTGATAAAGTAAATGTAAAAGATTTTTTAAGTATTCTTAATGGTGAAAAAGAAAGAATTAAAATATTAGAAAACGGTAGATGGTATTTGACTAAATTTATTGAGTTTCAGTATGGGTCAAAATTAAATCCTAACAACAGAGTACACAAGTCTATAATAAAATTGCTTGACACTAACAATGTTGATTATAGTATAGATGATAAATATAAAATAGATAATACTAATGAGGGTGAAGGTATTCTATCACAACCTAATAATATTACTGAAGTTAAAGATTATTTTATAGAAAAATTAAGCACTAGAAAAGAAGGAGAACGGTTTTACTATTTTTATGAAAGTAAAGGTTGGAAAGTTGGTAACGCAAAAATGAAGAACTGGAAAATGGCAGCATCTGGATGGATTGCAAGAAATACAAAAGATGTGCCTGATGCTAGTTATTTAGATAACCAACTTAAAAATATGCGATAAGATGGCTATATCTTGCAAAGTAGAATCTGAGTTAGATGTAATTAGTTATTGTCTAGACAAATACAAGAATGGTTATACTAAGGGTTTAAGTACAGGTATAACACCTTTAGATAGACATTATACTTTTAGAAAAGGTGAGTTAACTATAATGACAGGTTTTGCCAACATAGGTAAAACAACTACACAACTTTTTCTTATGATAATGTCATCAAAATTATATGGTTGGAAGTGGTTAATGTATTGTCCAGAAAATGAACCTGTTGGTGATTTAATGATTGACATTGCTGAGATGTATTGTGGTAAAACAGCCGATAAGGATTTTACCGATAGAATAGATGACTTTCAATTTTTACAAGCTATTTCTTGGGCTTACAAACACTTCATTGTGTTGACTTTTAGTGAAACACCTACTGTAGAGATTTTGTTAGATGCGTGTGAGATTTATATTAAGAACAATAAAATAGATGGAGTTTCTTTAGACCCTCTTAATGACTTACGAGCAACATCTAACAGAAATAAATACGATTACTACTATGATGCCTTAAGCAATATAAGAAGGTTTGTAAAGAGGCACAACATAGTATTTTATTTAGTTGTACATCCAGGTACTGCTGCTAATAGATTGAGAGATGATCAAGGAAATCGTGTAGCTCCCGATATGAGTTCGGTTGAATTTGGCTCAATGTTTGGAAATCGAGCCGATAATTTTATTGTTTTTCATCGTAACCCACAGAGTGAGCAATGGAATCAAACAGAAATTCACATACAAAAGGTAAAGTTTCAGAAGTTAGTAGGTGTACCAACACCAGAGGCTACACCAATTTGTTTGTTTTATTCTTATAAAATGCGTAGATTCAGATACTTAAATGAGAATGGTACGCTAATAGACCCTATACAAGAAACAATAAAGAAAACACCAACCAACGCAATATTTTGATATGTTAAAAATAGGAACAGATTTTAGTGGCATTGGTTCTCCTGAAGCTGCGTTAAAAAGATTAGGATTACCACATCAAAATATATTTGCTTGTGATATTGATAAGTATGCAAAAGCAAGTTTTTTAGAATTAAACACTCCAAATATATTCTATGATGATATAACAACAAGAGATTATAAAGAAGTGCCACAATTAGATTTATATGTTGCAGGATTTCCTTGTCAATCATTTAGTATAGCAGGTCAAAGAGGTGGGTTTGATGATACTAGAGGAACATTATTTTTCAATGTAGCTGAGTTTATTAAAGTTAATCAACCAAAATGTTTTATTCTTGAGAATGTTAAAGGATTATTATCACACGATAATGGTAAAACATATCAAACCATTACGGATGTATTAACTAATGGAGGAGGTACTTTAAATGGTCAAATGGGTATGGATAGTATAGAAGATGGTTTAGGTTATCATATTTATACTAAAGTTTTAAATACTAAAGACTACGGAATACCACAAAACAGAGAGCGTATTTTTATAATAGGATTTAAATGTTGGAGAGAGTTTAGGTTTCCTAAAAAAATTTTATTACAATTAAGGTTAAAAGATATATTACAAGATAATCCAAATAGTAAATATTATTTAAGTGATAAGATGATTCAAAGTTTTTCTAATCATAAAGAAAGACATAAAGAAAAAGGTACAGGATTTCAATGGCAACCTAAAAGTGGTGATGATATAGCTAATTGTTTAAGAGCTAATGCTGCTCTTTGTCCAACTGATAATACTGTTCTTGTACACTCACTTTATCCTCGATCAAGTAAAACAGGTAAGGGGGGTACAGGTCATCTTAGTAAACAAGACGGCACTACTTATTGTTTAGATACTGGTAATAATCAAGCTATAGAGTGGGTAGCAGACTATAGAACTGATGACGGCTTAAGAAAAAGAAAAGATAATAACAGCCCTTGTTTAACTGCATCAAACAATTCGGAGAATCAATTAAGTAGAATGCCACCTATAATTAAACAAAATTATATAAGAAGATTAACTCCACTTGAGTGTTGGAGGTTACAAGGTTTTACAGATGAAGAGTTTTATAAGGCTCAAAAAGTAAATTCAGATACACAACTTTATAAACAAGCAGGTAATTCTATAACAGTAAATGTTATGACTGAGATATTAAGAAAGATATATTTAAAGTGAGTAAGCTACTTGAACGCTGCATTTGTAGAGAAATCTACATCTTTTGCTATAGTGGGGGAGAGGCAAATTCTTGGTCGTTGGCGGCTCTCCCCACTATTTCTAATTAATTAAATTAAAGTGAATCAAAAAGAATTAGATTTATTAGAAAGATTTGCTAAAAAGTATTCTATAGATTATAAGCCTACTAAAAGTAAAATGGCTTTGTGGGATTTTACCTATAATGATGACGATAAAAAATACTATTGCGAAATGAAGCAAAGAAACTTTACTTTAGATTTTGCAAAAGATAAATATCCTAACGGTTTAATTCTTGAGATGCACAAGTACGAAAGAATATTAAGAAGAACTAAAAACGAAAAAGGATCACAAGGATTATACTTTAACTTTTTTAAAGATGACACAGCTTTAGTGTTCAATCTTAATAAATTAAAAGTAAAAAAGTGGGTTTGGAGAACAATGCCAGAGTCTACACAATTTAACAGAAAAACATTTGTATATAAATATATAACCTTTATTGACTATAATGTCGGAAAAATGTTTTATATTTGATAACTTTTGTGTTTGTAGCATATGAGTTTTGGTTAATAAAAATAGAGTGTCCTTGAGGGGATGCTCTTTTTTTTATTCCTTAATCCACTCTACAGGTATATATTTGTTAGCCCACTTGATATTATTCTTGTCACACCACATAGCATAGGTTGTTTTACTTGTTTTGCTTAATCTATTATTAGGTCGCATAAAAACCATTCTAATATCTAAGTCTGGATGTTGTGTTGTTACAAGTAACATCTTCTTTCTATCTTTTGCGGTGAACCTACCTTTTAATTCAATAATAATTCCGTTTGGTAATATAACATCAGGAATATATTTTCGTTGTTCGGTAACTTGATAATGAAGATTAATTGTTTCATAGTCAAATGGTATTTTAGCCTTATCCAATCGACCACACACATCCTCCTCATACTTACTTCTGTATCTATTTGGGGTTATTCTCATCGTATGTCTTTTTATTGTGGTGTGGATGACATAAGCCTTGTAGATTCTTCTGATCTAAAGAAGCACCACCCATCTTAATAGGTACGATGTGATCGACTACATCCGCTTGAGTTACTATATCTTCTTCAAGACAATGAACACAAAGAGGATTGTTATTTAAGACAACCTTACGCAACTTTCTCCAAGGCGATTTACGATAGAATGATGTATCTCCACCCCAAGACTGGTTCTTCTCCTTCTTAGTTCTGTTGTCTCTAGGTTTAGGTAAGTAAGGCAAATTAAGTGTTATATTTTAGATGACCCCCCAAAGAAGAAATCAATAATTGTGTTTACTTTACTTGACATTGCTCCAAATACTGTAGATATAAAACCAATCTCATAGTCTGATAGTTCAAGTGTGTTCATCACAAAGTATTTAAACATTGTGTAAGATAAGAAAAAGTAAGCACAAGTAAATATGATAGCTAATAGTTTTTGAATGATGCTATCGTCACTAAACATTGTTCTAGCACTCTTTCTGTCTTGAACTTCGAGGGCAAACATATCCTTTTCGTGGTCTTGTACAACCTTCTTGAATTGTTGTTTAAGTTGTTCTCTTTCTTCATCTGTTGTAACTACCTCGTCTATAATAGTAGATGCTTGACCTACTAAAGATTGTATAATATTCTTTATCATAATATAATAATGTCTGGTGCGTATTTATACTTAGTATCGTTGTCCTCATTCTTATAAGCCACAAGAACTTGTCTTCTATTTTTTTCTTTTTTTAAAGATAAGTGAATCCAAGAAAAATCAAACTCATTAATCATTTGGTCAAACTCTAAACCACTATCTATAATCCAATCGTATATTTCTTTATTACACATTTGACCTTCCTTCCAAAATTGCAAATCAAGAGCTTGACCCTTAGTATGTTGCGATTTATTACTTCCACTAATAGCACGATTAAGTGATGGGGAACGATAACCACTACTAATCCTGATAGCACCAAGATCGTCACGCATAGGTTGAAGAATATCTGTAATGATTCT